GCTCCTTGTAAGTATGAGTACATATCCGATAATTCATCGGGCATTGTACCTTGAAAATAATCAGACAGTATAGCCATTATGTTCCTTGAAATTGGGACTTCTCTGAATTGCGCCTTGATGTTATCTCAGGTGGTATATGCCACTTGTCAAACTCTGCTGCTGCCTGTTTAAAGTCACCAGCATTAATTACTCTTCGCATAGTGGACCGCCGAAAGGCATTAACACCCACGTTGAAGATGAAACTGCACAGAGCATCAATTTGATTCTGTGCAAGTCCCACCTGAACGCAGTCGTTTAAGCACTGCTCTGTGATGGCAACATCCTTGCGTAGTTGCTCCATCACTTGGCCATCCGACCACACCAATCCCTGTTTAACCTCTGGTCCTGTATGGCCCACACCAATAGTCCAGATACCTTTGGTATCCTTGTAGGAGCGTGAGCGACTACCTTCACGAAGCATTAGGAGTTTGAGTCCTTGATCTGACATTTTCATTGATGTTTCATCCTACGTTGTAGAGACAAGGCACGAGTGATACTCTTACTAGCTGCATCTTTGATGATGGCAAGCTTGTTTGGGTCAATCTTAATTGTATCAATAGCACTATTGATAGAGGCAACAAGAGTCTCTGGGTCACCTTGATTATCTAGATACTTATTTACATAAGGGTCTAGGTCACCACCATGAGCCAAAGCAAATGTCAATCCTGCCATAGCAGTATCACGCTTATCTTGGTATGTCTTATCAATCTTTGTCAACTGATAATTACGTTCCTTTTGAGTGGACTCGTTAATACCAGTAATACCAATCTTCTTCAGTAGACGATCAGTTGGATTCAACTCAGCAGTAGCCTTTGTAGGCTTGTCTGGGTCCATACTCAAAGCCATATCTCCATCAGTATACCAAGCATCCTTAGCAATCCCTTGTAGGATAGGTGGTGCCCAATTTACAGCAGCAGCTTTAAGGTGAGGTTCATCAGGATGGATGGCTGCACCAATAGCGGAAGTAACCATACCACCAAGCTTACTACCACCTGCAAAGGCTACATCAGAAGCTTTGTTAGGTAATACATCACCAAGACCGATACGCTTAGATACATCCATACCTAGCATGGTAGGAGCACCATGGGACATAACATCCTTGAACTTACCAGCATCATCGCCAAGAGCTTTAGAGAGCTTCTCAGAAGCTTCCATTGTGTCTAGGGACAGACTACGTGGCTCACCTAGTTTACTGGTGATGTAGTCATACAGAGTTTCCCATTGTGAATAGAACGGTAGTCCCATAGCACCAGCTATGGCAATGGTAGTAGCCATTTGAGTTAGCAAAGGAACAGCATTACCAGTAGCAGGAATTTCTCTAGCCAGCATAGACCAACGAGAGATTTCGTTATGACCAAAACTCTTCAAGTTATATGCCATAGAACCAACAGGTCCCAATGCACTGTAAATCGCTGGTTTCTCAAGAGCACCATAGTTGTTCATGGATTGGTCAGTCAAGCGGTGAGCTTGTTCATACAACCCTTCTTTAGGTGTTAGTCCAGAGTCATCCATCATCTTTACAAAGGACATGTAGACCTGAGCACGGGTAGCTTGTTCAATGTATGCAGCAGGAGATTGTGTTATCTTGTTGGTATAATACATTGCTCCCTTGGTTGTAGTGTTGCTATGCTCCACCATATCCGCAGCATACACATGGTTGTCCTTGGCATAGTCCAATGCACCACGCTCAACGGCAGTAAGCTTGCTAGGGTCCTTAAGCAATGTCATACCAGCAGAGGATATGTAATCCAAACCACCTGTTAGCATTGTAGACTTAGGAGCTAACCCACGACCACGTAACAGTGCTGTCATAGCTGGCATAGCTGCTGGACCTTGAATCAACTGTATAGCCAAGAAGCTGGGGTTGAGGGACAGCATAGCTGAGTTGACAACCGATTTAGTACCACCAAGGAATCCCCGGATATTAGATGGACCAATACCTGTAGCATTACCAATGGAGTTAACCACTTCATCAATAGCCCTACCAACACGGCTTGGATTAAGACCTAGAGCATTTTGCATATAGGCTTCAGACATTTTGATGGCATTCTCGTGCTTGGCAGCTACGCTACCATCACGCAATACCTCATTAACATCCTTAGCAGCTTCTGCTAGATGGCTCCAGTTATAAGCACCTTCCATATACTTGGTTTGGTTCTCAAAGAACTGAGTAGCATTCTTCTTCTCATTCATCCAAGGCTTACGACCTTCCATACCCCAAACACCCTTCTTCTGCATAGTGTGGGTTTGCATACCCATGTAGTTAGATGGGTCATCCTTAGCTACCTCTCGCAAGGTATCTAGGAAGGCTTGTACGTTAGGATTATTCTGTCCAAGAACATCCAGAGCATCTTGAAAAGCCTCATGTGGTGTTCCCTTGGTAGAGCCAACACGAGCAGTAGTATCTTTCAAAGGACCAAACTCAAGAGTGGGGTCTTTATTAAGCATATGCTTCTCGATCTTCTCTAGGGTCCAACCTAGCTTGCCAGACTTTCGGTCAGCACCTATAACTCCAACTACAACCTTATCACCATTCACAGTCTTGTAAGCTACCTTACGATAGTCACCAGCCATGTTCATAGCAGAGTAGGCAGAACGGGCAGATATTTTTGGCTTACCAACAGCTACACGAGCAGCATTAATCTTACCCATAACATCAGTCATCATAGTTTGATGGGTTGTGATGAAATCTTGCAGCTTGGTTGATAGACCATACTGCTGCATCATGGCAGGAGTAATTTCCCGTTGGTTCAAATCAGCAGCATTGAGCAGCGTGAATGCATCCTGATACTCTTCCTTACTCAAATCACGCAATGACTTTAAGTAGGTGCTGTGGAGCTTCTCACTAATCTCAGCCTTGGCTTTAGAGTCAGCAGTAAGGAAACGATCTACAGTGAAGTGAACCACTGGATTGTCTACCTTACCTTTCAGATAGGTTCCACCTTTAGTTAGTAGGTTAATACCCTTCTGTAGAGAGTTCTGTGATACGTCACCAAACTTCTGTGCCAAAGCAATCGCTTCCTTTGGAGTAGCAATCATGGCATTACCAATGTCGCGTAGAACATCTTTCAATCCGGGAATGTTGCTAAAAGCATTAGCTTTTTGTCTAGTTCCCCAACTAAAAGGATTCAATCCAGCATTCATGGTGACAATGCCATTTTTATCAGCACCAAACAATCCTGATTCTTTAGACTTAGATGTGTTAACATCATCACCAACTATAGGATGAACTTCACCTTCTGTGGGCTTATAGATGGATTGGAAGTTACCATCATCCCATGTAACAAAGGATGTTGGGTCTTGGGCTTGACTATTGAGAATCTTTAGACGTTTATCAGTGCTATAATTAGTTCTAATTGAATTCTCTCTAGCTTGCCTTAAAGGACTTTCACCTGTATTACGGTAAAAGAAACCATCAATACCCGCCTGTTTAAGAACATCACTCAGACGTTGTGCCTTATCTACATGACCTATTCCATTAGTCACATAATTAAACATCCCTTGAATAGCACTCTCAGGTACACCTTTTTTAATCAAAGCATCTTTAATAGCTCCCTTGGAACGTACATCATTTACGACTGACCATGGACTCCAATCACCAATATCAAAATTAAGATGTGGATAGTTTCCCTTTTTAATTGCTACAGGATAAAGTCTACCACCCTCTTTATTATCGTGTAAAACTTCACCCGTTATGGAATCTTTTAACTCTCCAGTTTTAGTTCTGGACGAATCATGTACAGCCCATTTATTCCTACGTCCGGGAGAAGTAACAAAAATATGAGGAGAAGAAATAAAGCCAGCATGAAAACCTTGCTTCATTCCTTTAATGTCACCCACAATATTTGTATCAGCAGAGCCATGTAGCATGACCATAGGTGTACCATCACTATTAGTCATCCATTTATCAGAAGAAAACCTAGATTTAAGCCAAGGTTGATCTGTTAATTTAGACAGTCCTTTAGCAAGACCTCTATATAATTCTTTTAATACTTGAGGATCAACACCACCTCCTTGCTTACTTTTTGGAACGGACTTTTTTACTGGACCACCAGTCTTACCAAACTTCTCATTGACTGCCTTAACAGCAGCAGCCCGTTCCTTGGAACCAGCAGGATGGGTAATCTCCTGCAAGGCATGTTGCTTGGCAATGTTGGCAAGAGCCTTATCGCGTTTAGCCTTATCTTTAGCAAGAGCGTCAGCTTCTGCCCTTAATTTAGCTGCCTCTTGTGCGGCTTTTTTCGTTTCAGAAGTATTCAAATCATTGCGTTTAGAGATAGCCTCTTGAGCATCGGCTTGAGCTTGTTTAGTGCGAATTTCAGATTCAGTATGTTGATCACGCAACTTCTGAATCATTTGCTCATTAGCAGCACGTTGTTCAACGATACGACGCTTCTCTGCTTCAGCAGCAGCTTTCATTTCACGAGCAACAACCTCTCGGGATTTAGCCGGAGCTTCAGCCATACGCTGCCGTAGTTCAGCTTCAAAGTCAAGGTAAGGGTTCTTAGGAGACTTTTCAGCCTCCAGTGCCCTCTTACCCTCAAACTGACTCTTAACTCCACTCATAGCGTCATCAATAGCCTTCTGACGCTCTTCTACAGCTTTTTGAGCAGCTTCCAAACGATTCTGTTCATCTAGTGCATGAGCATGAGTTTCCTCAATGTGAGCACGGTGCTGTTCTTCAGCAGCAATGTGATCTATGTGAGCTTGAGCTTCAGCGGATGGACTTGAATCCATGTTAGAAGCTTGGGCACGATTTCGCTGTAGTTCTTCGTTGGTCCTACGTTGATTCTCTAGATTCTGGGCAATGGTATCATGCTCAGCATTACGAGCATCAATCATCTCTTGTGCTCGCATTTGACGACCAACATCTCCAGATGTACCACGAGGAGCAGGAGGAGAATCAGCTAAAGCAAAATTATCATCCTTAACAATGTTTTCCATTGCTTTAGGAGGATTCAACAGAGAATCAGCAACATCTCTAGTAGGTGTACGAACACCTGTGGTTGTTACTTCAGGTTCTGCTCCACCCAATTGCTGCCGCATCTGAGAGAATGCATCTCCTACTGGAGCAGTTGAAGGTGGAGAAAAGGTAGTTTCATTGGGTTTAGCCAAGTCAGCAACCAAACGACTAGCCGCAGAACTAGTTTCACTCCCTTTAGAGAACCTAGAACGTAGAGCGTTAGCTCCTTGTCCAACGCTCAGAGAGGGTATTGTTCCATGCAATGGAGCAAAGGGAATTGCAGCCTCCGCAACTTTACCAAAATTCTGACCAGCTCCTATACCTTTTGGTCCAGACATATCCCGTATAATACTAGGAAAAACATCAGAGCCTTCAGCATAAGCTTGCTCAACTTCTTTACCTGTAGGTAAACGACCTTCATTTTTTAGACTAGAGTAGGTATTAGTAGCAATAGCTAATGGTCCAGTAGATAGCATACCCAATACACCAGCACCCATTTGAGCTAACCCACTTTCACCCGCTAAAGCATCATCCATAATATTTCCCTTTGGGGGAGTATATTTCATAGGAGTTGAATCAGGGATACCTAAAGCAGCAGGACTTGCAGCAGGTTGTGTTCCTTTAAGTCTCTTGCGTAACTCTTGGTTAATATCTTCATCTGTATGACCGTCAGCCCTAGCAGCATCGTATTTAAAACCAGTACGGCGCGCTGCCTCAGCGTTTACTTCCGCTAGAGAGTAGCCATCCTTGAGTGCAGCATCCATATCCATAATTAATAAGCTCCGAGTGGTTTCTTCTTTTTATCAGGTTCAGCAACAACGCTAGGAACCTCTTTATTAACAATCTTAATTTTACCATCAGGACCAACAGCAGCCGTAGCTCCCTGCCCTTGTCCACGAGCCAATGCCTGAGCATCAACTACAGCAGCATCCTGTTTAACAAGGGCTTCTAGTTGTTCCTTGTCTTCTGGCGTTAGGGGTTCATGTGTGATGGGGTTTGTTCCACCTTTAAGAGCCATTTGTGTGATACCTAAACGTGTAGCAGGAGGCAACTTATTAAAAGCAGCATAAGGGTCACTAGCTTTAACAGGACGAGCCTCAACTGCATTAACCCTAGACTCTGCTGCATTACGTGATACAGCAATATCGGTAAGACTCCTCAGTTCAGCCAAATCACGTCCATGTACACGATCAGCAGCCTTGGCTGTTGCAGCACCCACTAAAGTATCTAGGACATTCTTATACTTAGTAGCTTCGTCTTGGTTACCAGACAAGATAGCTTTTTGGTATTTCTGAATATAGGTGTTACTCTCATTGGTGAGGTCTTCATCAGACATTTCACGAGCTAGAGTCTTATGCAACAGGTTTTGCTTATCTTGGTATGCATTTTGCTCACTTGCTAATTTAAGACCACTAGAAGCATTAGTAATGTCTCTACCAGCATTGACACCACGCTGTTGATCAATCAACAAGGGATTCATCAAAGCCGATTGCTGGTTCTCCATAGTACCTTTAGCAACTGAGTTGTTGTTAGCTTGGAAAGCTTGATCACGGAACTGAGCAGCTAGGTCTTGA